CATTATACCACGCAGAGATTGGTTGGCTTCGGGCGAGGGGTGGTGAAGGCATCTTGACAAAAATACCTGGAGGGAGTGGGTGGCTTCGGGTGGATCCCATTATTTTCTTGAAAATTACAAACTTTAGCTTCTACTTAGGTATCATAAATCTTTAATTTTGTAAAATGACCGTGCTTTTTTATTTACCATTTCTATAAATTTGTCGTTCCTGTTTATAGTGTCCCCGAATATTCCAGATGGCCAATTCCCTTCGAGGACATAAACATCAGGAAATGCGGGATCCTTGTCTTCACATTCTACCATCAAGTCCCAACCAATTGAAAAGCAAAAGTTAAAATCACGGACATGAAGTTTACAAAGTTTCTGTATAATGTCTTCAATTTCAGGGACATTATCGTGTTTCACTGCAGTTGCACGTTTACTTGAACTAATATTTGATGTAATTGTTTCATCATTCTTAAATTCATACCTGGCGAGAACATCACCGTCGTATGTCGTTACAATGCGATATGATCGTGCCCCATCGTAGCCGCAACTTCCAATTTTATCTTGAATAAGACAATTTATTCCTGATGGTTTCACATCTCTACCTTTTACTATTTTAATCCCATCCCCAGCTGTTCCAAATTCGGGTTTTGAAATGTATTCTCTATCTGGATCAATAGGATCATATTCTTTATAGGGATTTGTAGTTGCATTCAATTTGGGGACGCTGATACCATTTTTAGGTAAATACTCATTCCAGAACATTTTACTTTGTAACTGCTCCTGTACTTTAGCATATGGTTTAGTGAAACAATATGCGTCGTACATTTGACCTCTCGAAACTTTAGTGAGTCTATTTTTATCAAAGTAGAAAGGTGCCTTTAGGTAATTGACTATACCAGGGTCATATTTTACCGAGTGATGAGTTATAGTCCACCAGTCTAGATCTTGTAATACTGTATATAACATCTTCTTTTCTAGACTATTTGTGTTAATGGATAGTAACACTATATAAAACAACACACTGATGATAATTATTCTGGTATATTGCATCTCTTACTATATATAATATAAATATTGTTACAAACGTAGGTCCTCCATGTTGAATGTTTTTTATTCAAAAATATAATTTCTATGCTCCACTTAGGTATGGAACATATACGAAAGATCATGGAAATTATGGATGATGATGAGATGTTCCCAACGAGGAATGAGTGGGCGTATGTAAAGATATCAAATGAACTCAAGAAATTACATTTCAAAATAAAAGAACTATCTAGGAGGAAAGAACTCTACTCACCAGCTACAATAGATCCTTCAGCGCGTGTATACCCTCGCTCTTCAGCTACAATAGATCCCTCAGCGCCTTCCCTTATATGGCGAGATCTTCGTCGTGTGCGTATAAGACCTTTACGTTAGATACACTCTCTCAAATGTCCTAGAGCTTCCCCAGCTGTAATAGTTTCATCTTGCATGGACTGTCTTGGTGGAGGGTAATATGCACCCGGTTCAACCTGATCAGTCCACTCTTCATGTAACTCCTGTAGAAACTCGTTGAGACCTGGATACGTAACCTCTTCATGAACTTCTCTCCAGTGTTGATGAAATTGTTCTCGATCTCGCTGGGCAGCGGTGTCTGGGTCAGATGGTAGAGAATCATCCATCCACTCAGGTGTGAGCGGTGTTGGCTCATAGACTAGGGTGTTCTCTTGATTTGTTTCATCATACCTCCACATAGGGATGCTTTGGTCAAGAAACGAAGGTGGTTTCACCTGTTCTCGCAACTTCTGGATAGTATCACACAACTCCAAATAGTCCCCCTCGGGAATATTCCCCGAGTTCTTGTCAACAAGCTCCATTATTTTATGAAAGAGATCCATATTGACTTGAAAATAACTTATCAAAAGACTACTTAGGTTACATATCATCGGGAATTACTCCAATCATATGTAATTTTTATGAAAGTACAAAAATATAAAATTAGTTACCGAACGCGACACCAGCCATACCATTTTTAATACGGAGGATATTGTAATTTACAGCGTAAATTCTATGGAGGGTGTTACCACCGGAAACATTGTTGACCATAAGCTTTGCGTTATCAATACGGGAAAAGTTTAGAGTGCCAGTTGGTTGAGACTTGCTCATAGTGAGGCAGAAAGGCCAGGAGTAGGTTGGTAGATCATCTAAGACATCATCGGGTAGATCAGTGCAGTGCATCTGAGGGACAACATTGTGGTGGTACACGTTAGAAGTGTTCTCAAAAAGAGGAGTTCCGTTAATGTACAGAGATGAAGTACTGAAAGTGTATTCCGCGTACCACTTCTGACCAGAGGCAGCACCAGAAACCAGGTGGAGAGACTTCACTGGGTGGTTGAAATAACTAAGATCCAACTCGGTATCGGTGTTGGTAGCTGGTTGGTACTGTGTTTGTGTGATGAGGAGTTCATGTTCGGTCTCAGTAAAGAAAGTACGCTCATCTGTGTCTAAGTAAAGGTAGTTACCATAGACCTTGGGTGTACCTCGAGGGGTGTATCCATCTCTGCACTTGATACGAATCTCAACTTCATGGTATTGAAGCGCGACGATTGGTAGGACTTTTGTCCAGTCCTCACCGAAAAAGAAAGGAATCATGAAGTGATTCTTACCGTGGTTTTCCTTGGCAACGTTGGTAGTCACAGTACAAGAGGCCTTCGCGGAGTTGTCCCGTAAGAGGGGATTGTAAACACCCTGGATGAAAAGTGAGTCAAGCTCAGACACCTTTTGTCCACCAATCCACAACTCGAAGGTGGTTGGTTTGGAAGCACCCGCAGAAAAGAGGCCATCTGTGTTAGTGCCAGTATTGGAAATGTTGGTGTCTTCAATCCACATGTAGCTGAGGAGATCACCCTTAGAACGGATAGGGATAGAAACTTCATTGTTTGCAGCGAAGGTACCAATGTAATCCATTCGTTCTGGCTTCATAGAAAAGTTGGTATAACGCTTATAGTTTTGACGAAAGAAACTAACCTGAGGGTCACCAGTGATGTACACATCCTGAGCTCCTTTAGATACAAGATCAATCAAAGCGGCAGACATTTTTACTAATAAAGTATATTAAAATTTTCATTCGTTAATTACACAATGGTATTATTTCAAGCACTGACTTGGGAGGCGAGGGATACAGATGAAGAACACCTTATCAGTATTTTTGGTAAGGCGGAGGGTGGGAAGTCTGTCTGTCTAACGACATCCTTTACGCCGTATTTTTTTATTAAACTTCCGAGGAACATTGATACCCAAAAGATGCAAAGAATTTACAATATTCTTGACGAGGGTTGTAGAGATTCACTAATTGCCTATTCTGTTATGAAGTCTAAGGATGTTTGGGGGTTCCAAAATAATGAAGAGTTTACATTTATGAAATTAAACTTTAAAAATCTTCAAGCTCGAAGACTTGTAGATTCATTCCTGAGAAGACCATTAGATAGATCACCTGACCTTTTTGAAATTTTTGGTGTGCGGAATGTAAAAGTCTATGAGTCCAACTTGGATCCTGTTCTTCGCTTAATGCATCGCACTGGAATTCAATCTACTGGGTGGTTGGATACTGGTGATAAATGTATTCGTTCTCACCTTGCTCAAGTAGATATTGATCTTTTCTGCAACGATTGGACTACACTGAGACCAGTTGTGAGGGATGACATCGCACCATTTGTTGTGGCATCTGTAGATATTGAATGTAACAGCTCTACTGGTAAGTTCCCCGATGCAAATATTCCTGGTGATGCATGCTTTCAAATTGCAATTTCTCTGTGTAAGTTTGGGTCTGATGTACCTTATGATAAGACATGCCTCTGTTACAAGAAAACGGATTCAAACCTAGAGGGGTGCGACATTCGCAGTTATGCGACTGAGAGGGAAATGCTCGAGGCGTTCCAGAAGTATCTTCACAATAAGGATGTGGACATTATTACGGGTTGGAACATTTTTGGTTTTGATATGGAGTATATCTACAAGCGTGCACAGATCAACCAGTGTCATTATGATTTCTACAACTTGGGTAAACTCAAAGATACTGATTCTGAATTGGTGATTAAGAAACTTTCATCTAGTGCCCTAGGTGATAACACACTTAAACTTCTTCCTATGAGTGGTCGGTTTATTTTTGATTTATTCCATGAGGTCAAGAAGGGGTACAAATTGGATTCATATAAGCTAGACAATGTTTCAAAGTTATACCTCGGTGATCAAAAGATTGACATGACACCCAAAGAGATGTTTGCGCGGTACAGGGAGGAAGATCCTGTAAAACTGAGGGAAGTTGCAGAGTATTGTATCAAAGATACACTCCTCCCACACCGACTCATGAAGAAGCTTTGTATTCTCCTTAACCTAGTTGAAATGGCAAAGGCGACGTGGGTTCCAGTACCATTCCTCGTTGAACGTGGTCAACAAATTAAGGTATTTTCTCAATTGACAAAGAAAGCGAGGGAACTTGGTTTCATGGTACCGACTATTCGGTATGGTTCTCTCCCAGAAGAACCCTATGAGGGTGCTACTGTATTGGACGCCCAAAAGGGTGCCTATTATACACCAATCACAGCCCTTGATTTTGAAGCGTTGTATCCATCTATCATGATGGCCCACAACCTGTGTTACTCTTCATATGTTATGGATGAAAAGAAGTATGGAAATGTACCAGGGGTTACATATGAAACTTTTAATATTGGTGATCGGACATATAAGTTTGCACAAGACGTACCAAGTCTTCTCCCTAGTATTCTTATGGAGTTGAAACAATTCCGAAAACAGGCTAAGAGGGATATGGCATCTGCTACTGGTTTTATGAAGGAAGTATATAATGGAAAACAGCTGGCGTATAAAATTTCTATGAACTCTGTGTATGGTTTCACGGGTGCGGGTAAAGGTATCTTACCGTGTGTACCCATCGCTTCTACAACAACTTCCAAGGGTCGTAGTATGATTGAGGATACTAAGACGTATGTAGAGGCAAACTTTCCAGGTGCCAAAGTGAGGTACGGAGATACAGATTCAGTCATGGTTGAATTTGACGTTGGGGATCGTAAAGGTGAGGATGCGGTCGCCTATAGTTGGGAGGTGGGTGAGAGAGCTGCTAGAGAGTGTAGCGCCCTCTTCAAGAAACCAAATAACTTGGAACTTGAGAAGGTATATTGGCCCTATTTCCTCTACTCAAAGAAGCGTTATGCTGCGAAACTTTGGACAAAGGGTAAAGACGACAAGATGCATATGGATTACATTGATGTAAAGGGTCTCCAGCTCGTGAGACGCGATAACACACCCCACATGAGAGAGGTATGCAAGGAACTCCTTGATGTAATTCTCACTTCAAGTGATCCCGGACCCCCGAAGGAGTTGGCTAAAGAGAGAGCAATTGAGCTTCTCTCAGGTGATATATCAAATCAAAAACTTATTCTGAGTCAAGGTCTCTCTGATTCATATAAGGTTGGTGGTAAAGCTGTATCCATCACAAGTCCAGAGAGTGTCAATATCAACCAATCACATGTTCAGGTTGTCGTAAAGATGAGAGGTAGGAAACCTGGTTCTGAACCACAATCGGGTGACCGTGTTCCGTATATCCTCACAAAGACGGGAGATTCCAAGGCTAAAGCATTTGAAAAAGCTGAAGATCCAGAGTATGTGGAGGATAATAAAATACCGGTGGATTATCACTATTATTTCCTTAATAAGTTCCTAAATCCTGTGTGTGATCTTTTAGACCCACTATATGAGAATGTGAAAGAGGATATATTTGGGGAAATTATCAATCAACATAAACCACCAAAACCAATCAGGGAGCCAGCCCTCAGTACTATGAAGAAGGATGATCTCGTTTCAGAGTGTAAACGTCTCGGTTTGGAGGAGACTGGTACACTTGTTATTTTGAGGACACGTCTTAAAGATGCGAGAATGAAAAAACAAGATTCCGTTGAAGACCTATTTAAAAATTATGCTCTAACACAAAGTAAGGATGAGCCTGTATGAAAAAATCACGAAGCTTGTTGATGAAGAAATGGAAGACAGAGTAAATTTAGTATTGAATACATATGCCGAAAAAATATCAAAAAAACATGGTATATCATTAGAATTACTTTTGAAAGATATCCCAGAATGTTATGCGACTACTATTTGTAAGGGTACCAAAACGACAACTGGTCAAAGATGTAGTTTTAAGGCGATTGATCATGGGTATTGTAGGCATCATGCATTACAGGGTCAGCGTATATGCCAAAGAACATTTTCCAGTTCAAGTATACATAACCATGGACCAGAGAAAATGTTTGTTAAGGGGTGTTTGGGATGTGAATCTTCTAACGGGCTTATAGATTTGGGGGTCTAAGAGTGTAATGAGCAAAAACGATATTCTACTAACATCGATAAACAAATTTTATAATGAAGATAAGAATAAAACTACACTAGTCAATATTTTAGATAAATCAAGTGGTATTTCTCTCCGCAATTTGGAATGGTTTATTACGAATTATGCGAAGAAGAATCATACCGCATACCAAACAGGGGATGGTAAATTATTCACAGTTCACTGTGCGTATAAATCTAGTCTAAATGGATACAGTAAACAACTCTTTGATCCTTTCTGTCGGTCACAAAAGTTTGTATATGTAGTACCAGGTACATCTCATGAAATTCAAACAACTTTAGCTCAATTGAATTTCATCAAATGGTGTATCAAGAATAACATCATTGAATATATCAGTAGTAATAAGGAGAAGCTTTTTAATAAGCAACTGACATGAAACCATTTTCAAATACAAATGTCTGATATCCAGTGTAGTACATATGTAACGAGAATGTCTCTGTTGTAATATCAATTATAGATGTATCTAATTTAACTTCTATGTTAGTCTTTTCAGATTGTATCTGGCTAAAATCCAAATTTCCCGATGGTTCCACGTTCACCGGATTCATCGAGAAACTGTAGGTGTATATATTCCTAATTGGTCTCGCCAACCTCTTTTGATATGGAATCAGGTACTTGTAATACGAGTGATCTGTTTTAGTGACATTTGGAAGTCTATTCCCATTGATGAAAAAACTCGCTTCAGACATAAGGGGGAAGAAAAATGTATTCTCACCAGCAAAATCTAATGCCGAAGAAAAATTAAAACGATTTTGATAGAGACGCTCACCAGTTGTGGAGGGTACAGGAACCCCAACCGCATCACCTTCATCCTCAAACTTTGTGTTTCTCAAAAACCAATGAATACATTTCACAGGAATATTAGGTACGAGATTATTCTTTATTATATCATCATTGAGATCACTCGCAATAACTGGATGTTTACGCACAAGATCTGTTATCAATGTCTGTCTCTGAGATGTAAAAAAGTTCCTCTCTTCGGGACTCACAGTTATTTCTTCCGTAACAATATTAAATGAGGGTAAAGTCACGGTGTTTGTCGTATCTGTAAAGAATGTTTGTTCATGAAACTCAAATTCAAACTCTATCTTTTGACGTAATATAGAACACACTGGGAAATAAGGTCTATTAGGATTATTTGATGTATATTCATCACTTGCAAACTTCCTAGAAAAGAAGAAGTGAAGTGGAATGACAAGGTCGGCGTCGTATTGTGCAACACTAGGGGTTGTGGGTGCATCATCAAAACCAAGGTTTCTATTTATAAGAAATCTATTCGCTACCTTTTCAGAAACTTCTAGATAAAGCTCATCATAGAGGATTCCCCAATCATCGTGAAGCTTTTCAACTTCAATATCATCAACAAACATCGTGACACTTTTTAGGATATGCCTCCCCAGTTGGTCAGCGTAATTACCATCACTTATACCTGGTATAGTTATACTCAAATACATGTTACTTAATAAGTCACCCATGTTTCTTGGATTGAACTCAACTTTGATAGTTTTATTAAAGGGCCAATTTGGTGTGGCATCACCTGGTTTGATAATAGAGCGATTTCTGTGATACTTTCTAAAATTAGAATGTCTTTTATCAGTGGTATAGTTAAAGAAGGATTCGTCTGGGTTATCAGAAAGCAAGTAGCTGTCTTGCTTTCCAATAGCTTTGAGTGATATTTTCGCAGCTTCACCCATACCTATCTATTGTTTACATATTTTTAATATCTGTTTTCCACATATCAATGTGATTCGTATTTTTCATAACTTCAAGTTCCTCCTTTGCCTGTTTGGATTCTTTGAGAAGGTCCTTAACAGATTCTTCTGTGTATTGTACTGTCTTGATATTGAGGAGATAGTCGTAAGTGCCACCAATCTTTGGGAACGTTTTGGAAAGTTCTTCCTCAAGGTCCTGCTTCTTGCGTTTGAATACTACAATGTGACCCTCTATGACCATGGTTACAAACTTGGATTTGTATCCACACATAGTAGCCCTCATCTCAAGAACCTTGATGAGATGTGCCTTTCTCTTCACATAATGATCTTCACGGAGTTCAACAAAGTCTTTGAGAATCTCCTCGGGGCTTGAGTACTTATGAATACCCTTTGTGGGGTGGAAAAGATGCATGTTTGAAACACGGAATGTCTTCCTCAATTTGAGATCCTTGAGGAGATCCTTGCCTGTGTAGTCTGTAATTTCAAAATGAACATCTTCTGTTGTAGAATTATTCGTAAATCCACCAATCAACTTCTTTTCAACGAGAATGTCAAGGTATTCCTTGTAATCTTGTGTCCAACGACCTGGGGGTAATTCGGTGATCAAAATATTCATCCCCTTCCATTTCCACACACCTTCCATCATCCACGTATCATCCTCTTTGTGTACTTTCCCCTTGAAGCCCCTGAACCACGGTCTCATAGGTACTATTTGTTTTCTATCTAGGATCCTCTCAATGTTATCCTTAATATCTTTGGGGTTGAAGGGGGGTACATAGCAACTGAAACCTGTACCAATTCCTTCTGTACCATTCACGAGAACCATAGGGATCGTTGGCATATAAAAGTCTGGTTCAATTGACCGTCCATCATCATCCAAATAGTTAAGAACAGCATCATCACGAGGATCAAAGATCTTCCGAGCCTGTTTTGTCAATTTGGTAAAGATATACCTCGTTTGGGATGCATCCTTACCCCCCATGAGACGAGTACCAAACTGTCCACATGGTTCGAGGAGATTGATATTGTTTGAACCCATGTAATCATTGGCCAATTTCACGATCGTATCTGCGAGAGAAACTTCACCGTGGTGATAAGAACTCTTTTCGGCAACATACGCAGCCAATTGGGCCACCTTCATTTCATCTTTGAGATTCTTATGAAAACAGGCATACATTACTTTGCGTTGAGATGGTTTGAGACCATCAGCCATATGTGCGATAGACCTCTTTAGGTCTGCAAGACTGAAATTGACCAAATCCTTGTGTACAAAGTTTGTGATGCTCAAGTTCTTGACACGCCCATATGCCACTTCAAGTTCACTAGCTTCTTTTGCCGTACTCTCTAAAAGCCACGTCTTTCTGTCATCAGCTTTCTTCTTATCAAAGGCGAGAATGATAGACTTGTCGGACATGATATCTGTGTCAAACTTGACAGTGAGATCTTGAATCTTTTTGAAATACTCTCGAGCCTCCGCAGAAGTGGAGGTACCGAGACCCTTATAGTACTTAACCTTCCACCCAGTCTGACCCGTTCCATACCAGGTACGGAACGCCGAGTCTGTGTAAAAAGACTTTGATTGGGAACCCTTGGAGGCCTTAATGATTGGGGTCACCATAGAGACGATGAAACCCAACTCAAGGAGACTTGGCCAGAAGTAGTGGATCATGTTGAGAATGAGACCCTTGATATGGGAGCCATCATTATCTGCATCCGTCATGATCATGAGCCGACCGTAACGAAGTTCAGAAACATTCTTATACACCTTCCCTTGTTGAAGTCCCAAAATCTTCTTGAGATCATTGAACTCTTGATTGGATGTCAATTGTGAGACAGATGCATCCCGGACATTCTTACACTTACCACGAAGTGGGAACACACCGTAGTGATCACGACCAACCACAGAGAGACCCGCAACTGCGAGAGTCTTCGCTGAATCACCCTCTGTCACAATGAGGGTACAATTTCCAGATAGTGCAGTACCAGCTTTGTTGGCATCATCCAATTTGGGAATACCAGCAATTTTAGATTTACGCGAACCATCTGTTTTCGCGAGTTCCTTCATCTCCTTAAACTTGGAGAGGGCCAATAGTTCATCTTGAATACCAGTCTTGAGAGCGTTCTTGACAAAACTCTTGATAGGTTCAAACTTACTCCCAAAGTCCTGAGCCTTTGAGGTACACTCAGATTTGACCTGACTAGAGAACGTTGGATTCTCGAGGGTTGCCTTCACAAAAATGTTGAAGGTATTCTTCACTTGTTGAGGCTTCAATTTGATCTTCTTTGCCATCTCCTCGATGATACCATTGGCCAGATAAGAAGAAACGTGGTCCACATGGGTACCACCCTTATTTGTGCATATACCATTGACAAACGACACCTGTTCAAGACCATTCTCGGATGGTCCGACACACACTGACCAACGATCGGTGGTAACTGAACACAGATCAGTTACACCTTCGTGCATCTTGGCATAGGCTTCAAATTGTATTTTGGGTAGGGCTTCACCTTGGAACTTTACCTTGCAGTTGGGGGTTGTACAGATGTTTGCATCCCAAACACGCTTCTCAAAAATCTTATAAATGTTGACATCCATTTGTTTCATCCCAAATCGTTTCCAATCTGGAACAAAAGTAATAGAGACTGAAGAAGTGGAGCCAGAATGTTTTGTAAGTTTTGGTGGGTGACAAGTGGTCATATTGTTACTCCACTTCTGAGTGTACATTTTTCCTGCTTCGTGATCTTTGATGATAATTGAAAATTCAGAGGAATAGATGTTAGTCAATTTGGCACCATACCCGTTACGACCACCAACAATACGCTTTTGGGTATCATCATAATTGGTACTTGTGAGAAGGTGTCCAAATGTGAGTTCTGGATTCCACAGACCCTCCTTTTCATGCATCTTGACACCAATGCCACCCAGAGGTCCATTGTTTTCAATCGTGACGGTACCAGTTCCCTTGTCTACAGACACTGAAATATTGGTAACACTTTTGGGGTGTAGAGAGTTCCGATCAATCGAGTTAACCAAAATCTCATCAAAAATCTTGAGTAAGGCGGGTGAGTAGGAGATATTCTTTTTTTGAAATTTTTCAGTTGTTTTGTTAAAAAGCCAGTACGATTCAGAACTTGTGTCCACGGGACCTAAATAGGAATCAGGTCTCTTGAGGACATGTTCAATATGGGTAAGTTTTTCAATACTTTCTCCCATTCTCTCTTTAATTTTTATAGATTCATTTCTTTACTTAGGTTTACTTAAAACTTTTCTATGTTTATACTAAATGTCTTCAAACAACACTCATGGGAAGATGAAAAAATTGGAAAATGAACTTCGTACCATGAAGAAGAAACTTTTCAATGTTCAGAATAATTTACAACAACTTAACAACACTATCAAGAATAACTCTAACAAAAATAAGAATGTTACGACATGGATGAATGCTAATATGATGGCCACCAACAAGAAGAGTATAAAACCATCAAAGCGTGCCTACATTAAGAGTAATGTTAAGAACGGTAAGATTGTGACTGTATATAACAGAAATGGTTTGAAGACTTGGTTAGCTGGTGCTAATAATACGACTACGAACGCTAAGCGGTTAGGTCCTCTAACTCGTAAGCCATTCGGGTACAATAACATCAAGAAGTACCCCCCTAGACTTGTTGTCAAAATGAAGA